TTCGGCTTCTTTCCTTTTTCTGGAGCTTCGGCCGAACATCTCGCTGTCCCAGTACAGGGCTGCAAGATAGGCATTTGGTTCTCTCCGAATGATCCTCTCCATGAGATCTGGATAATATTCATTCATCTTCACGAGGCTTCTGGCCGTATCAACAGAAAAGAACTGAGATACCCTCATCTGTCTCTTGCTTGATCCAGACTGCCAGAGAAACAGATATATCTCCGGGATATCGACATGGTTTCTCAGAAGAAACAGCCATACATCATTGTCTGTCCAGTCGTAGATTGGGAACACCTGTTTCTTTGCGGTCATTTTATTTCCTGCTTTTGTCATGGACGCAATATTCTGAAGTCTCTGTACGGATTCCGCTGTCCTGATGCCAACCATTGTAATTCCGGATACGGTTGTTCTCGGCAGGAAATCCTGATAAGCATCAATCCTTGGGCGTAACAGTTTATGGTTCCTTATTGCGAATGAAGGTGGCTGTCTTACCCAGACATCTTGCTTCGTAGAATCCCAGCAGATAAATGTTTCGTCATTTGACAATTCGTTGAAGCAGTTAAAATGCTTTACCTCCACGCAATACCATTCAAACTTTGCTCCCATCATCATAAAGATACGCCGCCATTTCTTTGTCATATCTTCCATGCAAGGAAATATTGCCTCTTCATCTATGAACTGCACTGTAAGCTGCTTCATATCGATCTCGCCCCGGTTGGCTAGATTTACCATCAACTGTGCCACACATAAACTGTCCTTTCCACCACTGAAGGAAAAGAACACTGGCAGACCATTTCCGAATACATTTTTTATCCGGATCTCTGCAGCTTTTACAACATTGATATTGGCTTCACATCGTTTTACAGCCATATCTTTTCACCGCAGTTCGGGCAGATAACAAACCTCCGGGTTTCTGTTATTTCCGGTTCTGCTTCAGTGGTACTCTGTCCTCCTGCTGTCGGATTATCCGAAGTGTTCGGCTTTTCCGAACTGTTCTCTGAATTATTGTCCGGCGTTTCTTCTGATACTGCTTTCTGTTCTCTCTTTTCATTTGCCTCTTTCATCTTCTGAATCTCAGATTCATCCAATGTGCCATACTCCGAGAGCTTGTCAGTTACTTCGTCCGCATCAGCAACCATCTGCTGTAAAATTTCTTCATCATATCCAGGGATATCCAGATCCCCCTGCAGTTCCTCAAGGAACTCATTCAGGGTTTCCAGATTGTCGATTCCAAGGGCATAGGTCTTATTATCAGCTATCATGAGTTTCTTTTTATCATTCTCAGAAAGCCCTGCTTTTACATATACAGTTGCTTCCTGATAGCCAAGACTCACCATAGCTTCATACAAACCGTTACCAATCAGAATGATATTATTTTCATCAATGACCAGCGCTCGTGTCTGACCAAACTTTTCAAGTGATCTCTTCAGTTCCCTGATCTGCTGTTCTGAATGAATCCTGACATTTTTCTCAGGATGCTTCAGAACACTCAATTTTTTGATTGTTACTTTCATCTTGCTTGTCCTCCATTTCTGAAGGGCAATGGCTTCCGGCTGCAACCGGCTATTTGATAGCTTTTAAAAATTCTCTGGCTCCATCGAAATGCTGTGCTGCATTTTCAACTATGGTCTTATCAATGTCGTAAACTTCTTTCCAACCTTGCTGTTCTGTCTCCATGTACTGTCTGGCAGGCCATGGATGTGTACCGCATAAATATCCTTTCTCCCAGTCATATATGGGCGGGAGTTTCACATCATAATAGTGAATATACGCAAGGACATCTTCGTGTCTCCACTCTGCGAGAGGGCTGTATCTGGTGATTCCGGCTGAATTAGTGTAGATATTATCTTTTCCAACATAATTGCCGTCTGCCTTTCTGCGTCCGAGCAGGAGTATTTCTAACTGATGCTCTTTATAATATCGTGCTTGTCCCCTGTGCTGTACGATATGGAACCACTGTGCTGCCTTATTGCTTTTATCCGGAAACAACATATCCGGATGCTTTTTCAGCCATTCCATGTCCTGTCCGGTATTGATAATCTCAAGGTTAGAAGGTTTATTCTGCTCTATCCATGCAATAAATGCCGGATATTCCAGATTGCATCTCACAAGGACGCTCTGATCGATGCCAGCTTTCTCGCATATCTCTCCAAGTACCAGGGAGTCTTTTCCCGCACTCCATGCATAGGCTGCCTTTTTCCCCTTGCATTTCTCTTTGATGTCTTTCACTGTCTTTTTCACAAGGGAATCCAGTTCTTTCTTTGACACCGTCTCTTCAATGTGATCAAGCGCATTCTTCCAGTCTTCATTATTTCGAACGGATTGTTTTCTACCGAGCATAGCGTCTCTCCTTTCCGGAAGCGGCCAAGGCAATAATTCCGCTCAACAGGACTGTAAGCAAGCTTCCCAGTGTTTTATATGGTCCACTATTCAAAACGCTGCCATAGGCAAATACAGGAAGCCCTACAGTCAGTGCAGCAACCACACCTGTGATAATCCCTTTTGCATTCAGTCTTACCCCTTTCAGTGTCATGACTGTTGGAAGTAATGTTGACGCCCTCAGTGTGCCATAGAACAAAAACAGATGTGTCACTGTAATTCCCGGGATATTTGCAATCAGAATGCCAGCGATCAGAAGCACTGCCATTGCAGCTCTGGTCTTCCTGATGTCTTTTCCTCCTGCAATATCTGTCGTAAGCGAAGATACTGCGCACAGGTTGCTATCCACTGTAGACAGCAAGCCGGAAACAATCATGAAAAGGAACGGCAATACTGCCCAGGACGGGAAAAAGTGGCGGATCAATTCAAAATTGATGATTCCAAGGTTCTGTGCCTGATATCCTGCGCCGGCTCCCATAAATCCAAGAATTCCCATTGACAGCGGAACCACCGCAAAAAGAACTGCTCCAAGAAGAAACGCTCTTCCCAGCTTCTCTTTTTTTACTGCAAACGCTCTCTGCCAGAAGCTCTGATCTCCAAACGGCCCGGATAAAAGTCCAATCGTTGTCGGAAGCCCAAAGGCTAAGAAAATCTCTACTCCTTTTCCAGAGAATAGTGTTGTGTAGTCTCCTGATATACCGCTCAGTCCCTGTATAATGCCCTGTGTTCCTGTATTTCTTACTCCGAATATTACAAATAGGCTACATGCAACAAGCATGAATACCATTTGAATAGCATCTGTAAGCATAGATGCTTTGATTCCGGAGAACAGGGAATATGAAATTGCTATGCAAGCAAGCAGAATAGTCATGGCTTTGAACGAAATTCCTGTTACTGCACTAAGGATCTGACTTCCTGCAAGAAGCTGAACTCCCGTTGACAGAACAGACAGCCCGATCAGCTGAAAGAGGTAAACTCTTTTCACTCCATCGGATTTGTATTTTTCTTTCATGTAACCAGACAGTGTCATTCCTTCCGGCATTTCCTTCCGGATTCTCTTTGCAAAAGGAATAAATATCACCAAGCATAAAGCATTTGGCACTAAGAACCAGAAAAGCCCAATCCATCCGGCCGAATATGCTTTTTCTGTTGAAACAAACAAAGCCGGCGCCCAGATCCACGTCGCCGCAATACTCAGTGCGGACAGGATCCAGTTCTCAGACCGGCTTCCAACACAAAAATTTACTACATTTTTCTCTTTTTTAGTCATGGTCACTGTCGCCAGTATCATGATCGCTGCATAAACAAACAGCATGATTATTCCATTCATGTATAATCTCCTTTATTTTTCTAAAGGAGCATTTTACCTTTACATTTATATCCCTCCCGTCCAAAGGTTTACATTAAAAAAGCCACCAGATTTCACTCTGATGGCTCATGGCTCATGATAAAATTTTACCCGATTATCATACACCATTTTCGTTATTAAGTCAATGTTAAGTTAACGCTTTTCGATATTTTCTATTTTTCAAAAAAATCTCAGTCCGTCAATCCCGAAAAACAGCGAAGATAAGCGCTCTTTCGCAATTTTGAGATCCTCGTAAATAGTGACTTTACTAACGGAAAATTTTTTTGAAATTTCCGTAATATTCATTGACTGCTTTGATATGTACAATAACTTGATTACTTTGTATCTTCTCTTGTCTTTCTCTGAAAGCTTGCTACAATAAATTCTGTATACGTCCAGCATTTTATCAATATGCTGTACCATTAAAGCCGTTCTCTTTGCCGACGCCTTGATAGATTCCACGATCACCTTGTCGTCTTTCATCTCCATAATGTCTTCCAGTATTTCTGTGACCTCTTCTCTTTTTGAATCCCTCGATTCATATACAGCATTTTCACAGGATGCCTTGAGAGTCCTGTAGTTTCTGAGGAGCAATTCTGTATTGTGAAGTCTTCGGTCTATTCTTTCTTTTTCAGCCCGGCGCTGAGCCACCAGCATTGTATCGCTCGCAACCTGTGCTCCTGCCACTGCTGCCTGCTGAATCATTTCTTCAACATCTTTTTTGCTCATAACAACGAATTGTTTTTCTGTATCCATGCTCCACCTCACACATATTTCTTTCCAGTCTCAGGATCCTCGAATTTGATTCTGTCACAGAGTTTGAATCCAAAACCTCTGGCAAGTCTCTTTACCATCTTCACAAACAGTTCTGCTTCCTCATCCTTTTTTGTCCTGCTTGCCCTGTACACTAATGTTCGGGTTCTATCCGCTGCACAGATCGCATCATGTGCTGTTCTGTCCTTACATCCGCTTGCATTATATAAACTTTTATCCATATCAATTCTCCTTTATATATTTAAGCAGGTACTCCTCTTTATATTGCTTCCATTGCTGATCTGTCATTCCCGGAGCGTAGAAATCTCGCACTGTATCAAGCGCTTCCAACATCCCGCATTTAGGACATATCATTGTTTTGTTATCTTTTCTTGATAATGCCGGGCGAGAACTATACTCTTTCCCACATTCATGACATATCCTTTTCTCCTCCATTTTTTAAACCTCCCAAGAAATCTTCTATAGTCATTTGGCCCGGAATAGATTCTTCCGGTCCCTCCTGTTCAATAGAATAATGAGGCAAGATACTTCCCCAGCATTCCGGACCATATCCTCTTTCAATGCTTTCCGGATCCGTCAATTTTCTCCCACATTTCTGGCATTTGCTGTACATGAGAATCCTCCATCTTTCCGCCAAGTAATGTAAATAACCATTCTCTCTGGCTCTGCAGATACTCTATCTTCCACTGGAGAATCATCTGGTCAATCACCTGGTCTTCAATGAGCTGATATTTTTTAGCTATCACTATCTGTTCTTCGTTCTCTCTGATAGCTTTTTCGATATCAATATGAATCCTTGCATACTCTTTCAAAGGGGCTTCTTTGGCCTTTTTATAGGCTATAATAGCCCACAAGAACCATATGATCATACAGCTAAAGATTCCACATAAGTAAAATATAACTTCCTTCATTTATTTTACTCCTCTCCTTTTTTTCTCTTGCCTTTTCGATATCAAACATCTTTTCACTCCAATCGAATATTTTTCTTATTTACAATTAGGTTTCTTAATTCTCTTTATCTCTTTGAGTTCCGGCTTTTCGACATGAGTTTCTGCCCATTCTCGCATTTCTTTTGCCCCAGGATTCTTTTCTTCGATTTCTGATGCTAAATGACGTAAAACAGTAGATATAAGTCCTGCATCCGCGGTTGCATAAGGCGTAATGGCATGAATAATGTTTGAACTATAATAACCTAAGCCTTTTCCAAATAGCTCTGCAGCTTCTTTTGTTTTGCCTTCCTGAATCAGTTCATTGCTTCTGAGCACATAACTTGCCATGCGTTTTTCTTTAAATTTTTTCATTTCTTCATCCTCCTTAATGACCGCTCCGCAACATACAAAATAATAATTCCGACATAGATCTCTTTCTTGGTCCCTGCCTGCATGATAAAATAGCCGCCAGCTTCCAACTCCTCTCTGTGTTTCCATCTATCGGTGTAGGATTCTCGAATTCATCTGTAATTTCTGCCCAGTATGGTATTGCAACCATCACTCCAAAATAATTGGAGGATTCCGGAAACTGATCACGCATATGCTTAGCAAGTTTCCCACTCCGAAAGTCCGGTAAAATATCCTTGTAACACTCCATAGTGGTTACAATATAGTTTTTCTCACCCAGGAAGTTGAGACCGTTCCCACTATAAACATCCTCTTTGCAGCTTTTTACCTCATAACATGTAAATATGCCTTTTTCTATCCCGGATATAGAGCACTGGTCAGCTGGTGAAAACTGCATGTAATCAACTCTTTTCGCATCTCTTCCCCACGGATCAATACTTACCTCGCTGGCCCAGTGCTTCCCAGCGCCGTTAAACCGGGTACTTATAAGCAACTGTCCAAGGAACTTGGTTGTTTCTGCTCTTGTCACGCTTATACCTCCATAGATTCAAAATTTCGGTTTTCAACTCCCTCCGGCAACTCAGCAATTCTAATATCTTCCATAGGCATCCAAGCATGCACTCTTTCTCCTGAAATACTTCCGCATTCTTCTGTCCATGCGAAACCGCTATCTGGTTCTCCGTCCATGGTCAAGCCTCTTAAATCTGACTCTTTGTCCAAATCTGCGAAATATCTGGTATCAACCTCAGCCATAAATTTTCCTGTCTTTTTACCATCTTTTCTCTCTGGATAAATAAGCGTCACCCAGTACAGCCCTGCCTTTTTCGGGTTTCCGTCTTTTTCAACATAATTCCACTGTTTTTTCATCTTTTTATCACCTTTATCCTTTTTCTTAAATACTCAGCATGTTGATTTGTTACAATATAATCTTCGCACTGCCTACAGGTCATATCTCTATTTTCAAGTTCCCATCATACCAATTACATTCGTCACAGACGAAGCAGGCTTTTATCGCTTCCCCTGCACAGTTATCTCCTGTTTCCACATTGTTTGCACAATGATTACAACGGCATCCTGTGCAGTGAAAAGCATAATCATCCCGGCTCATAAACTTCCTTGCAATAATTCTGGATTGTCGAAAATGCTTCCAACTACTTCCATTTCGCACCTGTCGATATAATCTTTGGTCAGTGGCATTGAATAGCATAATGGTTCACATCTGCTGATTGTATCTGTCGGAATAATCTCATAATGCCATCCGACAACTTTATCTACTATGGACCCGGTTTCAATATTTCTTACACCAAATTCTCCAAATACCGCTTTTACAAGGTCTTCTGAATTTCCATGACGCATCAAAATATCATTCTCCCAGATTTTCTTGTTGTTCTTATCTGTTGATCCTGTGTACTCGCATATTGTATCCGGATCAACTTCGTCAAATTCATCCGCCATAACGGTCCATTTGCCTATTACCAATTTCCCTATGAATATTCGCTTTTCTCCCGGCATTCCACCATCCAACAGGTATCCCTCTATCCATTCACCGTTATCTTTTTTCTTTCCCTTGAAAAGAATCTCTCTCATATAGTGTTATCCTCCTGTGTTCTCGAAAGTGGTTCAAATCTTCTTTTCTGTTTGATATTTGGATATTTCTTTCTGTCCACATCACTTGTAAACATACTTAACGGTCTGCACCATGTTACAATTGGATCCGCAAAACATTTATAGATCACCATGATTTCATTAGATTCTGTATTCACTGCAAGATCAGTAACAATATAAATTCTTCCTTTGAAATGTCTATATCTTCTTCCTGCCATGCTTTCTCTTAATTCATCTAAATTTTTACCTGATACTTTATTCATTCAATTCCACCATCCTTATAAAAACTGCTTTCCATCATGCCGTCCTTTATTAGCTGATACAAGATATCCAGAGCGGTTCTCATATCACTACATTTGCACCGGAAAGATTCCTCCCCCTCGCAGCAGATGCCTATTTGCTGTCATTTTCTGCATATACAACCATTCTCGTTCCTCCTTTCTTATAATTTCTTTTATGCATTCCTCACAGTAGTAACCTTCCTGCCCCTCTATTTTGTATAAAGAGCTCATCCCGTACCTGTTCCAAACGCCTTTATCGTCGCATTTTTTGCAACTGCATTCCCCATTTCCTTCACATCGTATTATTTTCAACATTTTTTCATTTCTCCTTATATGCTTTTGGACATATTTTTTAGACTGTTATTGTCAATAGTGGCGAATCATAGGAATCGATTCCATATCAATTAGCCTCATCTTTTACCTCCAATTTTCTCAAATCGTCAATAAGCCAGCTTTTGTCTTCTGCTTCAACAAAATCAAACTTTGCATTTGTTATGCCCTCTAAATACAAATATTTGAAGTTACTTCCGTACATAGACTCAACTTTTCTGGCAAGATATAGTTGCCCTTTTCCATTTCTCAGCATGTAACTCCACGAAGGATCCAGTTCGTCAAGGAAACTCTTTTCGTCTTTTGTAAGTTTAGGTTTTCCTGTAATATATTTCTCCTGTAACTTATCATCATTTTTCTCATTTATTTCACATACATAATTTGTAATAAGGCATTTATTGTTTGCAGTTACTCCCGCAATAGCTCTCAGCAGATATCCAGCAATCTGTTCTTTTTTTACACTAGATTTTTCCGAGCATTCAACATTAATTGTTATCTTAATATTTTTTTCTTCCATAACGCCATCTCCTTCTCGCTTCTACTCTTTTCATGCGATGAACTTCATTTTCCAAGGCATTCACCTGTTTCTGCAGGTCATCCACATCGACCAACAGGTAAAAATCCGGCTGGATCAGTCTGGTCGGGCCTACATTCATATTCATCTCTTTGTGCAATTCCTTGCACTTGTTTTCTCTCTCATGCACTGCTTTATATATTTTCACTTTTCGCGCCTCCTAAGAAACTTTTTCCGAACATTATCATATTCTGTCAGCAGATCAATATCTTTCTTCCAGCTCAACGGACGATCTGTGATTTCTGCATAATACTCTTTCTTGATCAGGAGCCCATAGCTTGCCGAAGAATAGATATCCTGTCGATCGCATCCAATTCGCTTTGCTATGTCGGATGCGGTGATGGAGTATTCCATCACTGTCCCGTCCTTTCTGCACAAATTATATAAATTCGCCATAATGTATCACCTTTCAGCTGTGTGTGGCGTAGAAGTTCTCCATTGCCCATCTATTCCCGGTAGCAGCCACCTGTGCTCTGGTTCTTTCATATGGAGTAAGTGGTTTCCCGGAAATTCTTTTGGATCTGGTTTTCGGAAGGAGTCCTTTCCGACGAAGCTCTTCCAGTTCTTCTGGTGTTGCATCTTTTACATCTTTCATATCCAAGATCTCAATCATAGTTTTTATTCCTCTCTTATCATTACTGGAAGCACGATAGCTTTCATGTCACTATCTTCCGCTTCAACAACTGCCGGCATCTTAGGCCCTGAAAAATTCATAGCTATATTTTCACAAGTGAATGCTTTCAGTGTTTCAAGAACCAGCTTCGAATCGAAGCCAATTTTCAATGGTTCAGGAAGCGGATCCTGAAGCTTCACCTCTTCCTGATAATCCGTAAGTCTGTCGGCAATGCGAATATTTAACTGATCTTCGTTCATTTCGAAGACTGCAGGTTTCTTTTCTTCCGTACACATCTTTGCTCTGGTCATTGCCGCAACTAATTCCGGTCTGGAAACATAAGTTTTCATCTTTCCCGCCATGAAAAATCTATTGTAATCAAAATACTTACCCTCTATTAACCTCGTGTAAATGGTATATTCTTTTGATTTGAATACCACTCTATTTTTTGTATATGTAACAGCAACATCATCAATAATTCCCATTGACACAAGCTTCTTTGCCACTGTTTTAGGCACTATCAGCTTCATATCTGCGGTACCGTCAGTCGGTATCGAATCAACTGCTACGACATGTCCGTCAAGTGCGACCAACTTAATCTTGTTTTCTCCACCTTCGAAGTACACACCCATCATCTGTGTTGCAGAACTGCTGTCTGCAGCTGCATAGATAACATGTCCAATTGCCTCCATCATCCTCTTGCCATTGATCACAACTTCTGGGGCATCCAGATCTTCTGTAATATCAAAACTGAATTCTTCCGGAGGATAGCTCTGGTATTTATTCTTTATAGCTTTTGTCTTGATCGTAACAATGTTTTTGCCGTCTGCATCAATAATCACTTCGCCATCCGGAAGATTTTTAATTACATCAAAGGCTTTCATAGGAATGATGAAACAACTGCCTTTAGAGGCCTCTAATTTGAGCTGCATGGTCATTTCTGTATTGGATGCGATTAAATACCCGTCCTTTACCAGAACGCCTCCTAATGCCGGAAACTGGTCGTTCTTCTGCACAATGCTTTTCAATTTATCAATAGTTCTGGAAATCTCATACTTCTGTACTTTCATCTTCGTTCCTTTCCCGGAGTGTTATCCCGTCCAGATATTTCACAACTCCGTTGTTATATTTAACTCTATAAGGCGCCAGTTCCTCACGATTCATATACTTATGTCCGTAGATTTTTTTCATGTCTCTGAATACGATCCATGGAACTCTGTAAAACTCCTCGAATTCGAGGGATATTACCAAGAAGCACATGGCCCCCATCTTCATGTAACGTTCAAAGCATTCCTCCTGCTCTTCTGTCACAACATTCCGACTGATCTGGCCTTTATCTGTATGTTTCGCATCAAATAGAACCATTGTAGAGTCCATCAGGGCACCTTTAAAATCCGGTTGAGCCTGTTGTGTAAAACAACATATGAACTGGCCTCTGTCTCTGTTATACGGCTTGATCACTTTAAAAGCTTCAGGGGTTTTATCTATAACAGCTATCCCTCGGTCCTCATAGAACCGGGAAGCTGCAATAATCATTCTTTCAAAATATTCGCCGTTTGATCTGCTTTTAAGCCCTCTGATTGAACGATTATAAGTATCCATGCTCACCTGCCACTTTCACCAGCTTATTGATCGTTACTGCTCCGATTCCCGGAATCTTATTCTGCTGAAGCAATACAATAAACTCCTTTGCTGTATTTTTGGCTAAAGCCTTGCCTTCGTTGAATCCTTCACTTCTGGCTTTCTCCACTCTGTCTTCCACATAATGAACTAGCTGTTCATCTGTCTTTTTTCTCATTTTTACTGCTTTCTCGTGGATTTTATTTTCATCCATTGTTCTTCTACAACTTTTCTTAGTCATTCTATCTCCTTTCTTACACGGCTTTTGGCTCTACGAACCCGATCTGTCTATCTTCTTTCCATTCTGTTCCGGAAAAATCAAGTGCCTGTCCGCACTTCTCACAAAAATCAGGGTAGTAATCTGGTCCAGCATTCAACGCACCACCGCAAACCGGGCAATAATGATATTCATGTTCCAACTTCACGAAATTGTATCGAATAACAATTCCTGTTTTTGATACAGGTTTCATAGCGATCATTATTCCACCCTCTCTCCGTACTCGATCACATATTCATACTGGGTTGTTTTTCTGGTCTCTCCGGCAGGAACTTCTTTTCTCACAACCTGCACTGCATATCCTGCTTTTGCCAGCATGGAAACCATCTGCAATCTGTCTTCTTCGTTCCACTGCACACTTCCTTTTCGAATACTTCTAATGCTCTGTTTTGCCATTATCATCCCGCCTTTCTTTGTCTCTTAGGTTTACTCTCGTACTCCGTCATTTTTTCTTGGAATATTTGAACAAATGCTTTTACTTCTGATGTCATATCGCAATTATGGGATCCTCTGCATTGGATAACTTTGCCACGCCATTCCAATGTATAATATGGTTTGTCTGGTTCTTCTTTCTTACGAATAAAGAAAATCATTGTTTCCCCTCTTCGAACCTTTTCCATGTATGTCCCGACACAATGGTGTAATGTTTCTCCCTCTACTTTTAATTCCTCAAGACGATTTGGTAGTCTTATAAACAATCCTTCTATATTGAGATTCATTGCTTCAACATCTACGGTATCCTTTCTTAGTCTCTTCAGCAGGAGATTGAATTTCTTTGTTTCTTCCCTCGATTGTTCATCCTTAAATTTCATATATAACTTAGACATACTGTCATGCATCTTTTGGAAATCCTTCGGAAACAAATTGAACTCGTTCCGCATATCATACCCCATTTCCTCGAGCCAACCAGTATAATCAAAATAATCATTATCTCGCGTGGTTAATTTTTGCTCAGATATATAACGGATAATTTTATGAAGCGTCGTATACGCCATAAGATCGATATATTTTTTATACATATCAATGTGTCCATTATCTCTTATGTATCTCAAATCATTAAACTCTTCCCATTTCAGGTCAGGCTTATATCTAAGAATTTCCAAGTCTCTAATAGCTGGATCTTCAAGCTTTCTCAACATGTTATATTGTATTTTTCCTATATCCAGAGTTCCGAGAACAGTTCTTTGTGAGGCATTAAATTCTATTGCATTTACCCTGTTATCTTCAAGAAATTCTCTGGTCATTCTGTAGAAGCCAACCTTTAGTAATTGCTCTATGAATGGATACTTTCTGTATGAACGGAAGTAATTATCGATAAGCCAAGGCGTATTAAAATATCGAGGATCATTCGCAACATTATTAATAAAAATGTCCAGTGCGCTATATTGCATGCAGGTGCCAGTTAATGCATCTGACAGATTCTCGTTATACATGACAACATTTCGCGGATAAACCGTTTCTGACGGAGGATACCAACCGTAATGTCTGTCCTTGTAATAGCACCATCGCATTTCGGTATTTTTGTATCGTCCCCACATATAATCTGTTGAGCCATCCTTTTTATGCACAGTCCTGTACCCTTCGTAAGAAGTTATCTTCGGATTATGAAAATCAGCTCTGAAGTCTTTTATATGGCAAAAATATCGAGTAAGCACATCTTCTCCATTTGATTGAATCAGTACACTCCAAGCAACCGATTTCAAATTGCTTCTACCCATTCCTGTACTTTTCGCCTGCAAATATTTATTGCAGTAAGGGCATCTAACAATTCGGTTATGCTTCACTTCGTCTCGATCGTTCCAAATAGCTATCATCTTATGCCGCAAATGTTTGTTCTCTAAAATGAATTTTTTCTTACAACTGGTGCAGAACGCACTTTTCTTTTTTGTGTTGTAGAAGATGTAGTTTTCATCTTTGAACACTATTTCTTCAACAAAAATTTGATAATCATCCGGTAGATTTCCAAACTTCTCCATTTCCAGATCAATAATATCTGTTTCTTTTTTATGTTTCTTAGCAAGTCTGGTTGCTTTGATATTTTCCTGATATCTGTGGAGTAATTCAAATGCGGTTTGATTTGTATGATTTTTTTTATCTTTAAGCCATTTGTGATATACATTCTCCGCTTTTCTTGCATCTGCAGCCGTGAGGAACTCCAGCTGTTCATAATTCCACCAATAAGCAGCCCATCCAGCATCTCTGCAGACTAAGTTGAGTAACGCTGCTGTTCTCCACTTATTGCATTCCACTTCAAGGGTTATATAGTCTTCTTTTTGGCAGAATACTCGAAATAATAGCGAAATGTCTCTCTTATTTCTTCCGCTGGTCTGATAAACATTAAGTACCAGCACTTCCTCTGCCCCATTTTTTACATTCTGAACTGTGATTACCCCTCTTTTACCTTTCCCTGCCACTGCAATATCGTGTATAGCTTCCATATTTGCCTTTGCGATTGGTATGGATTTTAATTCTTTCTTTTTCATCCATATCGCCTCCTACAGAAGATCGAACAATGACATCTGTCCATCCATTGCTGGTTTATCCTGCTTCTGTGGTGTTTCTTTCTTTTTAGGCTTTTCCTTCTTTTCTGGCTGCGGAATATCTTTCTTTGGCAATTCTTCATCTGTTTTTTCAGAAGAATTCTTTTGGGTCTCCACTTTCTTTACTGCTGGCTTCGCCTTATTTACTGTATCTACCTGCTTTTTATCACTTACTTTTTTCTTTGCCTCCGGTTTTTCTTCTTTGTGATAATAATCCTCAGCCCATTCATAAACCACACAATACTTAACAGCAGCACTTGCACCACCTGACTTTTTTTTCACCTGATCAATAATGTATTCAAGGCACTTGTACCATGTCTTATTATCCTGTATAACGTCTTCCGCCAGCCCCTGATCATCTTCACAGCGTTTCATCAGATAATCGATAGTTGCGCTTGTTATACTCTCATCTACCATGCATCCATTAACTTTTGTAGTTTTCAATGCTTTTTCTGCTTCCAGCTTTTCTTTAGCTTTCTGCTTTATTGATTTTGTATTTTCAGTTTTCTCTGCTTCTGCTGACGATTCATTGCCGCTCTCGTCCTCTAATTTGCTCTCTGGCAGTTCTGTTTCGTCCTGCCCTATCGTTTTACTGTCCACGTCCGTTTCCGTCTCTAAACGGGCGATTTCAAGCTTCTTCTCAGCATCCTGTTTTAATTGTTCTGACATATATGTTCTCCTTTCATCGTTTCAGCAGTTGTCTCTCATACTCTGCAAAATCATAATCTCTCTGGTGAAAATTATTAAAGCGGTTTTGAGAAACAGGTTTTGACTTATCCGGCACGCGAGGTGCCTTATCCTGCTCTCTGGATATCCAACTTGTAATAAATCGTTTGATTCCCATCGGAGTCTTTTTGTTTCTGGGGTTAGAATCAAGCCATCCACGCATATTACGCAATGCCTGTTCAACATCAACTGCCGGATATAATTCTTTAAGCTCTTTGACATATTCTTTTGTCACCAGGTAATCATCCCCATTGATCAACGGCAGTTTGATAAATACATCTGCCTGAGCCGGCTCTATCTCCACCTTCAACTCAGCCTTTGAACAGGATGGCTCTATCTCTACCTTCGTCCTGTTCTCCGCAACTGGCTCTATCTCCACCTTCGGTTGCGGCTGTCCGGAGTTCACCTCCGGGCAAATGTATTTATTCTCTATCTCTTTATCTTTCTCTTTCTCTATCTCTTTCTCTACGTCACTGAGGTGTAACTGTTGCGTCACACCAGTGTCACATTGTGACACCTTCTTATCTCTAAGGCGCCTCATTCTTTCAGCACTTGCGCTTTCAGACCCCACCATTCTGGAACACTCTGTAAGCTCATATTCGCTTTCGTCTATCAGTTGCAGGAGTCCCTGAGTCATAAGAAACTGGACTGTGACTTTTACATTTTCCTCTTCTTCATCAAGTTCAAGTGCAATCTCCTCTGCAAAATTCTCTTCTACTCCATCGAAAAAGAGTTTTCCCTCATTTTTCAGAGATATCAGTAACATCTTGAGATAGATAATTGTGTATGTATCGCCTCCTGCAATCTTTCTAAGCTTTTTGATAGGCTTCTGCCGGAAGAAATCATCCGGCAGCTTAAGCCAATAGTATCTTTTTCCCATAGACGCCTCCTTAGTAAATGACCTTTGAGCCGTCTTCTACTTTAATTACGGTCACAGACTGATTGAATCGAGCTTTCATAGCATCATCATGGGTTATTGCCATAATCTTCACATCTGGATACCTCTGTCTGATTGTTTCCAGAGCATCTACATAGGCCTGAGTTCCATCATCGTCGAGAAATGGAGGTTCGTCTATAAACAGCATTCCAAGCTGGATACCTGCGGACGTTGCTTTAATCTCAGACAACGCAAGGATAATAGCAAGTGAAGCCTTTACCTTTTCCCCTCCGGATTTCGAAGCATATGGGAGAGTTGTCTTTCCGTACTCATTGATTAGTACATCCAGGGTAGCTCTGTCACCGTCTTTACCTTTGACGGTACGCTCCATCACAAACTCTACTCCCATGGTTCCGCCCGTCATGGATCCAAGTATATTGTTTGCCGTATCAGTGATATGAGGAATAATATTTCGGATGATCTGATGTGGAACGCCGTCCTGAGAAAATGCCTGTTTCAAAGCCTCGTAGCAATCAGCTTTCTCAGCTGCAACAGCAATACCTTTATTCAAAAGAGCTATTTCAGAACGCATCGCCTCAACATCTTCAACTCTCTGTGTCAGTACGCCTTTTTGAATCTGCGCTTTTTCCAGAGTTTCTTTTGCAGATTTTAATCTTCTCTCAACTTCTTCAAGAGCTTCACTGCCTTCAATATCTTTTCTTAATTCTTCCAGTTTTATTTCCGCTTCACGAAGATTGTTATGTAAAACAAGCTCGTTGGCATCTTCCTTGCTCCGCTCCTGATATAATTCAGTAAGTCTCTTGTCGATATGCCGTTTTCTTTCTTCATACACCGGAAGTTCCTTTTCCTGGTCTGCAAAATGTGCCACCGAATTTCTTTTGCATACAGCGTCATCGTACTTAATAACAGAATCAGATAACATATCAACAATATCAGTTGCTTTCTGGGCCTTTATATTAAGCTCTAAGAGGCTTTCTTCATACTGCCCTATCGTTTTACTGTTGGTGTTCTTTTCTGTCTCTAAACGGGCGATTTCAAGTTTCTTTTTCTCGGCATCCTTTTTCAAGTTTTCATATTTCACAAGCGCACTTGCTTTTGTTGTCAAAAGATCTAATCTTTCAGCATCATATCCGATAACACAAATTTCATCCTGTTTTTTGGATATTTCTTCGTCTCGTTTGATCCTCAATGTTGCTATTTCTTCCTCGCATTTTTCCAGATGGTCTGCTTCTTCTGGTAAACTCTTTACATTATCGATTGCTTTTGCGAGAAACCTGCAGCTTGCTCCATCTGTATCAGGGCAACCGGAATTCTTCATAAATTCCTCCTGCTGTCTTATCTCGGAAATTCTGTCCAAACGATATTTCCGCCTGTTCTCTGCTTCTGATATACGCTGAGAATACGTTGCTCTTATCTGTTGCAGTTCCTGCTCCGCAACAGAAGCCAGATATCTTTTTTCCTGTAATTCCTCGCATTGCGTCCTCACCTGAGCCAGCTCCGTCAGTTTTTCTTCCAAATTATCCGGAAGTTCTGCTTTAAGCTGTTCAATAAGATTCGCAATGTCGTTATTTCGACGCTTTGCATCGTTTATGATATTCTGGCAATTCTGGATGTCAGCATTATACCCAGCAAGATTTCTTTTTGCATTGTCATGATTAAGAGCGTCTTTCTCCAACTCTATAATCTGTTCGGACAACTGTTTATATTCGGCGGCTTTTTTTCTGACCTCATTCGCTGATTCCAATGCGACATTACAGTTTTCTAAAATCTGCGTCTTACTTGAGATTTCATCTGAAATGGAGCTGCGTCTCTTATGACAATCATCCAATTCTTTCGAGGCTTTGCGGCACTCCTGCTCTGCTTTTGCAATCTGAGCATGTTTATTCAGCAACTGTCCTTGAGTATCGCTTAAATCCTCAATATCTTTATTAAGCTGCTGAATATCTTCCTCTGCTTTCTGCAATTCAGATTCCGGATCTCCTTTGGATTTGATAAAATCCGTTTTGATTCGGACAGCTTCTTTTTTCGAAGCCAGCTCTTTTCTCTGTTCGGAGAGTTTCTTTTTTGAATCCAGTTCCATAACTCCATAGATTCCAAGACCAAGCAGTTTCGCAAGTATTGCCATACGTTCGTCCTTTTTAGCCTGCAAGAATAATCCGTACTGATCCTGCATGATTAAAGCGCAACTTCGGAATGTCATGCTGTCCATACCGAGAAGCTTCTCTATCTCTGCCTGAGTATCAGCAATTCGCTCCTTTGAAATGTTTCGCCATTCATTTTCTTCATACTGAGATAGGTTCAACGTCGGTTTTCCTGACTTAGTTCTGGTACGTACGACCCTGAATCTCTTATCTCCAATGTCAAATACAAATTCTATAGAACCGCTTCTTGCATCTTCTGTACCGCGGATCCACGCCTTGTTGTCTCCCTCTCGAGTTTCTTCAAACAGGCAGTCAACAATCGCATCCATGAATAAGCTGCTCTTTCCTGCTCCATTTACACCGTTGATTGTGCAGAAAGATATATCAGCAAAATCAAATCTTTCTTCTTTATAATTTCTGTAATTACGGACAGCTATTGAAATCGGTCGGAATACTCCGTGTATCTCTGCAGTTGTACTCTGTTTCATCGCTTCCGCAATAATCGGTTCTGCCAGTTCTACGATCTTATCCGGATTCTTGAAGCATTTTTCTTCCAGATACTTCTTGAGATTTAAAGTCGGGTCGCTTTCCTCTGAGAGTAATCCTCTGTTCGTAACATCAATAGCATTTTCTGCCTCAATATCAGCTACATAAAACGCTCCCAGTTCATACAGGTCTTTCTGCAGTGCAGGAATATTTAACTGTTTCTTCTGTTCGGATGTACAGGAATACCGCACTCGAACAATCTTATCTGTCACATCTTCCGGAAATCCCAATCTATGAAGATACATCACTCCCTCTCGGATATAAGCTTCCACTTCTTCTGTATCCCATGTGATCGTATAGAACCGTCTGTATGGTGTGATGCAATTATGTCCTTTTGTCAGCTTTCCTGTATCACTGAACTCGTGAATCCAGAAACCTCTCTCCTGTCCTTCATCATTGAAATTCATAGCATTAATAGCCCCGGAATAAAATACATTATGCAGACCATTAAGTATCTGCGGGCGGTGAATGTGTCCCAGGAGCACTGCTTCATACCCAGCAGCTTCCAATGCTTCTCTCGGAATAACCGGTTCAAAATTTGTAAAGAATGAAGTCTGACCGGATTCCATGTTGCAACCAGGTACGGTATAATGCGCCATCAGGATAGATGTATTATGGCATTCAGCTCGAAGCCCCATTACCATACTGGATATATAGCTTGTCCATGCTTCGTTTTCTTCATCTGCAGACAGACCAGGGAATCTTGATCTGAACTCCTGCTTATCAAATCCCGGAATGCAGGCTATATCAGCATATGGCGTACGGAGTACAGTTGGCGATGTTACTATATGTACATTTCCAGTATTTGCAAACATCTTGCTCAAAACTCTGAATTGTCCACCTCCATCATGATTCGGCGTTCCTCTCATTACGATTACTGCTTTCGCAACACCTGCCAATTTTGTGATCGTGTCTGTTGCAACAATCATTTCGTCCGAATATCTTACCGGACCTATCTGCTCCTGATGGAAAACATCACCAGAAACGCAAACAATGTCTGGTTTCTCTTCTTCTGCAACCTTAATCATATAATTAAGACAATTTACTGTATCCTGTGAACGGAGATTTACCCCGTCCACTACAGGACCTTTGAACTGGCCAATATGCCAGTCAGCTGTATGTAAAATCTTCATTCTTTTACCTCCGTCACTTTTATTACAGGAAACATATTTACGAGCCCCTTTTTCAAACGATCGAAGTTCTCTTCACTAATCCCACAGAAATCAATGCCACTATTCCCCATCTTTTCTCCGATAAACAGGATGTTTCCAAGAATAGGGCATCCATGCTTGTCATATTCGTAAAGATAGCTTCCAATCAGGTTTGCTCTATTCGGCTTCAGCCTTCCCTCTTCGTCGATCAACATGCTTACGCATTCACCAGGCGTCCTTGTTGGTGTAGGCGACATTTTTAACATTGTATAAAGTCTCTTCGGCATTACATGTTCAACAATATCGCATCCATTACCAATCAGTTCGTAGAGAGCTTTGCTTTGTTCTCTCATGGTTCCTTCCGGAAAATCGTGTATTGTCATTTCAAGTTCTGTGGAAATTTTAATAATTTTCATCTGCGTCCGCCTCCTCTCTGGCATTTGATACACAATGGTTCACCAAATTTATTGATTGAATACTCATAAACCTTTTCATTTATGATCGTACCGCATCTGGAGCACTGAAAATCTGCAGTTCTGTCTTCCTCTGGTTGCGGATCCGGTTCATTCAGCTCTTCCTGTTCGGGCTGGGCAAATGCTTCCTGTTGAATTTCGCCCATATCTTCATCCGGAAGTTCCGAAGTAAACGCCGGATTGTCCAAGTCACCTTCATCGATAATATTGCTATCTGTGGCAAAATCTACATTCTTAACCTCAATCTGAGGCATTCCGAACATATTGTTTACAGAATTCATACCCTGCATCAGCATTGCCTGCCGGACCTGTGGATCTGAATAATCCGGAGAGAATATTACTGTTGGGATCGCGAAATTCTTCTTTAATTCGTCTATCGTATAGCAGCTTTTGATTCCCAGTAATGCTCTGATGACTCTAAGTTTGGCTCCGGTCAGCGCTTTTTCAGCCCAAGATTTTCTTAACAGGGCCATATTTACTTTTACATAACGTTCTATGTATCGTTCCCTATCTTTTTCGGCAATAACATACGCCTTTATGTGATTTCCCCATTTATCTGTATCGTCAATCCACTTTCCTGCAAATATCTTAGCCGCCTCTTCTGCCGCTTTCTTATCTGTAATTCCCCTAACTGCTTTATCCGTGGATTCTCTACGAAATCTATCTTCTTCATCTTCAAGGCAAATTTCTCTTTGATCAACCTCTGATCTATACGTTCCGTCTGCCTTTCGCATTGCACCCTGAGCCTGTGCCCGATATGTGGTCGCATCAATTTTTCTTCCGTAGGTCTGTTGTGGATTAAATTGAATACCAGCTGCCATTGCCAGTTTGTTAAGAAGCGGCTTGGATAACGAATATGTATCCTGCCAGATTTCTTTTCCTTTTCCGTCTTTCTTTCCAGTAGGAATTCTGTTGACTTTGTAAATGTCACCGCTATTTTCGCTCAAATCAACTGCGACTTCCTCTACATGATATTTATAGAAAGGATTCAGCTGCACATCTGTTGCCGCAGGGACAAGCAAGTTATGATCACTGTATGCTCTTATAACATCTGACAAGCTTCCTGAAATTTCCTGCATGTACTTGATTACCTCCTAAATCTGTGATAAAATGACGGTGTTCTTTAAAAAATGAGGCCCAACCTGTTTTTTAAAGTTCTGACCCAAAAGCCTCGGATGCGGATTTATGAGTGCCGTCTACACTTCATATCTCCTTTAAGCATCTGGGGCTTTTAATATGCATCTCCTACAGCAAATCTGGTCAATGCGTATACCCACACCCACATGAGCGGGATTGCTATCCATTCGGATCCGAGTTCTGCGCTTCCCCTTATTGCACAAAGCATATCGCTCAGATATCCGAAGAAGATAAGGCTGACTGCTGTAGGAACGATGTAAACCATCGACCTTTTCAAGAAGCGAATTCTCTTTTTTATTTTCGCTCTTTTCTTTTTTTTGGAATATTCCTCATACTCCTTCTCATTAAATTCTCGCACCACGGACAGATATATCCGTGTTTTGGAATCTTCTGTAATGTACTGATGTTCCACATTCTTGCGTACATCCATTATCTTGCCTCCTTATCAATTAAGATCAACTCTTTGGCGATAACGCTCTGTAATGCGCATCTGTCCATTTCATGCCAGCTGATCGGCACCGAACTGTTATCCAGCGCATTTAAAATTCTCTCAGCTGTTGTATGATATTTCTTCATATCTTCTGTTGTAAACAATTTCGCACCTCCTTCATCTATGCTGTCTTCTCTGTATCAATCTGGGTTACAAAAATTCCAAGATCAACACTTTCCATATTGTTCAGTTCCTCCAGAAGCTCTGCGTCTGATGTAATTCCATAGTTCTTTTTTAATATTTCTTTTAATTTTTCTTTAAGGTCCATCAAAACACTTCCTTTTAATTATCCGAATCCGAAATATTAAGATAATCGCTGATTCTTCTTCTGATTTCTATGCTGGTCTTCTTTCCATTTAAAGTTGACGAAAGATAGCATCTGGAACAGCCAAGTTCTTCGGCCAGATCATTAACAGAGATATCATTCTGAATCATTGCTATCTTGGCTTTCTTGCACCAGGGAGATAATTTCTTCTGCATTAAACCTCCTCCCCTCATTTCAAAGATTTTTCAATCCAGTTTTTCAAATTTTGAGTTATCTCATTAACCTCATTCAAGGTGTTTATGATTTTCTCTAAATCTGGCTTTTCATCCTCTGTAATAACTCCATCTGCCGTAATATCCAGCAGGAGTTCTTTGGCTTCGTTGATCTTCCGGAATGAGCACAACGCCCTGAGTGCAATCCTATCAATATCCTGATTCTCAATCTTTGGCATTCCTTTTCCCAGAGGGCACATTTCCCGGCAATAATTACCTTTCAATTCAGGGGCTCTATAGATATCCGCCATCAGAAGCACTTCCTCTGGATAAGGGGTAACACTGCCAAGTTCTATTCGTGCAAGCCTTGTCCGGTCAACACCAAGTTCCTCAGCAGCTCCTTCGCGGCTACTTAATCGTTCATTGAACTTTGCCGCCTCGTATCGTGCCTGGCAAAACATATTGCCGGCCGCTTTCGTAGCAAATTTAGACATTTTCTTTTTGACCTCAGAATTTTATAATGGTTGTGTACTAAAAGTACTGTTTTGTTATAAAAAAATTTTATCTACTGTGGCATTTAATGCAGATGCGATGATATTCGCAGTTTTTAATGACGGAGTACGATCACCTTTTTCGATAAAACGCAAATATCGCTCAGATATTCCGGTTTTTAACGATAAATCTAAAAAGGACATATTCTTGTTTTGCCTGTATTCCTTCATTTTATTCATATCATTCTCCTTTCCAAGTACTATTGGTACTTTTTATTTATGTACTAATAGTACAGTACCTTTAGTTTATTGTCAACCCTTTTTTTGGTATAATTTTATTGGAGGTGTACAATGGGAATAGAAAGTAGAATTAAGGACTTACGTATAGAAAACAATTATACTCAACGTGAGTTGGCAGCTAAAATAGGTCTAACACCCAAAATGATTTCATTTTATGAAAAAGGAGAACGTGTCCCGCCATTAGATATAATAGTAAAATTAGTTCAAATTTTTAATGTATCTTCTGACTATCTATTAGGATTATCAGACAAAAGATATCCTGATGAGGACTTAGGATGGAGATCCCCACATATCGAAAATAGGTTTGGGAAAATTTTAAGTGACTATCGTAGAACGAACGATATATCTATATCCGATTTTTCAAAAAAGATTGGAGTCAGTAAAGATTTATTGTCGCAAATTGAGTTTGGCATCTATACACCATCTTTAGAACTACTTCGAAAAATTTCGGAATTAACTGGATATAGTATTGACTACCTTACTGGCGCAGAGATATTAACCAGAGTTAATAAGAATATAGAAAGTTCTGGTCAAATACTAACAAGTTCTTTTGTGGAAAGTGACGGTTATTTTCACTCCCGCTTAGAAGAATGTTGTATAAAAAATGGTATTACATATGAAAACGTAACTGAAAAACTAGGTTTGTCACAGGAAGTCTATACAGAAATCCGATTTAATAGAATGCCTACTTTATCCGAATTATTGCGTATATCGTATGGCTTCGAAGTATCAGTTGACTTTTTACTCGGAAAAACTGATTTTCCAAACATTAATCTTACGACGGACGAAGTCGAGTTGCTCTTAAATTATAGAGACTGTATTCAACCTTATAAAGCCAATATTCGTGACAGGGCTGAAAAACTATCTATCGAAAGTATAAATATATCGCCGAACACAGAAGGGCAGCCTCTTAAGAAAGCAAAATAATAAGCTTCGCGTGGTACCGGAGCAAGAAAGGATTATAAAATTATGAAAAAGAGATTATTTATTGTTTTATTAGCAGCAACTATTTCTATTACTGGTTCACAAGCCTCTTTTGTTCTTGCTTCTTCAGATTCTGAACCTTCAGCAGAACAAACATCTGATGAAAAATCTACATTCACATTTCGTGATATTCAATGGTGGGACACAAAAACAGATGCAGAAAAACAATTAGTTGCCGAAGGCGCAGAAATCCAAACTGCTGCGTTTGAAGATAATATCTTGCGAATGAGCGGGATAGATTATGCAAATTCAACAGGAGCCAAAGATCGAGTTGAAGGTGGAGGAACCGTTGTAAGATACTCAGGTCTTAAAGTTGCCGGATATACTCCAAGTGAAACTGAAGCATGCTATATTTATACTCTCAACGATGACGGTAGTATCAACAAAGACAAAGATTCTGCTCAATTCTATTTCGGATGGTACACTTTTGAGTCTTACGATTATGCAGATGGCGAGGGTGTTTATAACGATCTGCTTCAAAAATTGCAATCTCTGTATGGAGATGGTGCAATCAATAGTGATGACGATTATTTCACAACCTCCACATGGACCGATGCAGACAATAATCAGATTCGTCTCCTGTTAGGAGGAAAAAACAAAGATTATAAATATGTAACCTTAGGATATATAGCTGCAGGTGCGGATGAAAAAC